CGGGATTGGCACGCCCACATCGAGGCCAACCCCTGGGCGGGGATCCTGGCCCCCCGGGAGCACGCCAAGACGACGCAGATCGCCATCGGGAGGACGCTCTGGAGGCTCGGGCGAAACCCGGACCTCCGGATCAAGATCATCAGCTCCAACGACGACGAGGCGACCAAGAGGGTCCAGGCGATCGGGGAGCACATCGAGCGGAACAGGCGGGTCCACGAGGTCTTCCCGGACCTGCGGCCGGCGGAGAGGCAGAACTGGACGAAGCACTCCATCACCGTGCAGCGCGAGGTCATCACCCCGGAGCCCTCCGTGGAGGCTTACGGGGTCCTGGCCACGGGCAGCGGGGCCCGGGCGGACGAGATCATCTTCGACGACCCGGTGGACTTCCGCAACGCGATCCTCAACCCGGGATCGAGGAAGGCGGTCATCGGGGCGGTCGAGGACGTCTGGCTCAACCTGCTCACGCCCGAGGGCCGCGTGGTCTACATCGCCACGCCCTGGCACAACGCGGACCTGACGGCGAAGCTCAAGGGGGAGAGGAAGAAGACATGGGCCTTCTTCGAGAGGTTCATCGACAAGGACTATACGCCCCTCTGGCCAGAGAAGTGGCCGAGGGACATCCTGAGGCGGCATGAGGAGAGGATCGGGAAGCGGGCGTTCGCCCGGGGCTTCTTCGGGATCCCCCTCTCGGACGAGGACGCGGTGTTCAACCTGGCCCTGATCGGGGAGGGGCGCAGCAGCCCGGGCAAGGTGCGGGACTACTCCCTGGCCGTCAAGGACGTGGACCCGTCCTTCCTGCGCTTCCTGGGGGCCGACCTGGGGATCAGCAAGTCCGAGGACGCGAAGTACACGGCCATCTGGGTCGTGGCCTACGACCAGGGGCGGAACGAGATCATCCCCCTCGAGGTCGTCCACGGGCGCTACAGCAGCCCGGAGACTGCCCGCAAGGTGGTGGCCCTCTACAAGACGCACCGCTTCACCCTCGGGATGATCGAGAACAACGCCTACCAGAACGCGCTCCTCGAGTGGATCCGCACCCTCAAGGACGCCCCGGCCGGGATGCCCCTGCAGGGCTTCTGCACCGGGGCGCAGAAGGCGGACCTGCTGCTCGGGGTCCCGGGCCTGGCCGCGGAGATGGACGCCTGGGGCTGGCGCTTCCCGCTCGGGGGCCACGACGACTGCGAGTGCCCCATGTGCGGGGCGCTCGGCGAGTTCCTCGAGTACCCGGTGGGGAAGTACACGGACAACGTCATGGCCGCCTGGCTGGCCAGGGAGGCCGTGCGGTCCTACACGCGCTCGGGTTACGCCCTGCCCGCCGCAGGGGACAAGGGGCGGGAGGAGCGGATGAGGGAGTACAAGCCGCGCGACGTGGAGACGCGGCGCGAGGATAGGGGATCGGCCCTGCCTGGAATAGGCGAGGGAAGAAGGATTTAATGAGCGGGATTTATTCAAAAAAGACAGAAGAGCAGAAGGAGAAATTGAGGGCTCAGACGCGTGAGTGGCGGAAGGCCAACCGTGAAAAGATAAAAGCCTATCGCAGTTTATACAATAAAACCCACCCAGAACAAGTCAAAAAAGACCGAACTGCTGCTCGTTTATGGAGGAAAGTTCACCCCGAATATATGGCTGCCTGGCAGAAAAATAATCCTCAAAAGGTGTTGGTTGAGAGCCATGCTTATCGTGCTCGAATTTCCGGGACTGGTGGGTCCTTTACGATTCAAGAGTGGCAAACCCTACTCGCACAATATAATTGGACCTGTCCAGGTTGTGGTAGGAAAGAACCCAATATTAAATTAACCGTAGACCATATCATTCCAATTAGCAAGGGTGGATCGGGCAATATCGAAAATATCCAGCCACTTTGTAAGTTATGCAATTGTAAAAAATATACACGCATCACCAATTTTCAACCTTAGGAGAGAACCATGAGAAAGACAATCCTGACCGTCATCCTGCTTTCGGCCCTGACTTTGATCGCGGTGGCGCAGCAGACGACTACCCTTCCGACCCTGGTCCCGGACTACACGTCGGGATACTGGAACTGGAAGGTGTGCAAGAGCACCAACGCCTGTACATCCGCGGTGATCCGTACCGCAGGGTGGGACGTCATCGTCGTGTACGTCGCGGCTAAGGACTCGAACAACGGGGTCAAGACGGACTCGGTCTATGCCCACCTCTACGCGAAGGACTCGGACACAACCACAGTCAAATGGTTCTCAAGGGATTCGATAAATACAGTATCCCTGCCTTATGCGGGCGTAGCCGGATCCAAGAGCTACATCGGGACCATCGGCCCGCATTATGGGGTTGCGGCGGACACGGTCCGGAACGTGGACACCCTGTATGTGATGCTAACCAAGAACATCCAGGGGTCCATGTACACCTACCTGATCCTCAAGGGAATCACCAACAATTCCACGCTCAACCTCCGGTGGAGAGTCAAGTACGCGCTCATGCGGTACAACAGGTAGCCAGATGGCCAAGAGGACGAAGAAGGCGAAGCCCGATCCCGGCGCGCCCCTCCCGGACGTGAGCCGCCGCCCGTCCTTCCTCGAGCAGACGGCCTCCCAGGACTACCCGGGCCGCACGTCCGTCACCCGGTCCTCGACGCTCACCTTCAACCTCATCCGGGAGATGGCGGACCACCCGGACATCGCCTTCTGCCTGGGCTTCCTCTCCATCCCGCTCAAGCGGGCGAAGCTCACCTACGCGGGGGAGACGGGCGACGAGGCGGGGGACCAGAAGATCGGGGAGCTGCTCGAGGAGGCCTACGACCCGATCATCTACAAGTACCTGGAGGACACGGCCCACGCCATCGAGTACGGCTTCACGGCCCACGAGGCGCGGTGGGAGCCCTACGACAGCGCGGTCCTGGGGAGGGAGGCGGTCGGCCTCAAGACGTTCAAGCCCCAGGTGCCGGACAACGTGAGCTTCGTCGAGGACCCGAAGGACGGGTCCCTGCAGGCGATCAAGGTGAGGCAGGGGGGGAGCGGGGAGGTCGAGCTCAAGACGTCGGACAGCAAGGCCCTGCTCTACACGCACAACTGGGTCCCGTCGCCGGCCGCCATCTGGGGCGGGCGCTTCGGGCATCCGGAGTTCCACAGGATAAAAAAGACCTACGAGAAGACCCGGGCCGTCGAGCAGCTCATGGTGCGCTGGTACGAGAACAAGGGCGACCCCATCCCGGTCGTAGAGTTCGACCCGACCGCGACCCGGGACGCTGCGGGGAATCCGGTGGACCCGTGCGCCCGGGCCCTCGACCTCGGGGAGAACGCGCGGATGGGGAAGACGATCTCGGTCCCGAAGGGGCGGGACAAGGACGGCAACCCCGTATCCTTCTGGTCGTTCAAGTACGCGGAGACGACGGACCGCGTGCCGGCCTTCGAGACGGGCCTCAACTACTGGTCCATCCGCACGATGCGGGGCCTGCTCATCCCGGAGCTCGCCCTGGCGCAGGGGGAGACGGGGACGTACAACCTCGGGATCTCCCACGGGGACTTCTTCGTCTGGCGGCTCGAGGACCTGCTCGCCCGCCTGATCGAGCCCCTGAACCTCTACAGCGTCCCGCGCTTCCTGGCCTTCAACCTCGGCAAGGGGGCGAGGGGGCGGATCCAGACCCCGGGCCTGCGCGAGACGGACCGGGAGCACATCAAGCTCGCGGTCACCAAGCTGCTCGAGATGTTCGGGAGCGGGAAGAAGCTCACGCCCGAGCACAGGGACTGGCTGGAGGAGCAGACGGGCCTCCCGATGGATGACGTCGAGGTCGAGGAGGAGCCGGCGATTGAGATACCGGAGAAGGAAAAGCCCATAAAGGAAAATCCAGACAAGGAAATAGTGCCAGAACCAGACAAGGTGAAAGCTCCTGATCTCGCCTCAATCGTAAAGGTGAATGAGGGACGGGAATCGGTTGGCCTTCCTGGCGTAGATGCGGAGACTGGAGACAAGTGGATTAGGGAACACGCATCTGAGTTGCAAGCAACCCTTCCGAGCGCACCCTCAGCACTTCCTCCCGGAGAATTCAAGCGGCTCGCCCGCCACCTATCCGTTGGTGCAATCCAGATCAATACGTCCCTGGTGGACGGCCGGCCGGCGCGGATCGGGCAGGAGATAGCGACCTTCCTCTCGGAGCTCGAGCGGAAGTCCGACGTCCAGAAGTTCGCAGCCGCCTGGGCCTCCCTCGAGAACGAGGCGCTCGCGAGCCTCCGGGCGACCGTCGAGGAGATGGAGACGAAGTTCGTCGGGGACGTGCAGACGATCGTGGAGAGCCTGATCGACGAGTCGGCGAAGCTGCGCCAGACCGCCTCCATCGAGATCGCCTTCACCGGGAAGTTCGAGAGCACGCTCAAGGACTACATGTACCGCATCATGCAGGCGGGCGCGGCGACCAGCGCGGCGCTCTACGGCGTGGACCCGGGGAACTTGCGGCCCGGGGCCTATGAGAACGCCTGGATCGTCTCCCAGGCGGCCACGATCACGCAGGGGAACATGGTCAGGCTCCGGCGCGACGCCGTGAACGAGGCCATGACGGGCGTGGACAAGGACCGCCAGGGGAAGGTCGTCGCCTGGAACGTAAAGCAGATCTTCGAGGCGTACAAGGAGGTCGGCCTGCCCGCCTCCGTCTCCGCCTGGTCCAACGCCTGCGTGAACATGGGGCGGCTGCTGATAGACGACTACGTCAAGAGGGGGGGCCTGGGGCCCACCGAGGAGGTCGTGGGCTACATGCGTTCCGCCGTGCTGGACGACAACGTCTGCCAGCTCTGCGAGTACTACGACGGGATGGTGATCGAGCAGGACAACCCGGACTCGGACGAGTTCATCGCGGACCAGCACCTCGGGGACCGCTGCATCGTGTTCTCCGTGATGACCTCCATGCGCGAGCAGTTCCGCGAGTTCAACTACAGGCCCGCGCCCTCCGACCTGATAGGGCGCTACCGGACGCTCAACTGGACGCCGAAGATGAGGAGGAGCCATGGCCTATAAGTTCAGCCTGCACATACACATCACCGACAAGGGGGAGTGCGAGGTGACGGGGCCCCTCAACGACCCGCGCCTCTGCATGCTGATCATCAGCGACGCGATCCGCGTCATCGCGAATCCCAAGGTCAAGGACGAGCCCCGGATCGTCGTCCCCTCCATGACGGGGATGAGGCCGAGGATACCAGGAAACGGAGGATAGACCATGCCCGGAATTGACGAGACGGACAAGAGCTGGCGCGTGAGGCAGCGGGATCCCGGCGACTTCGAGGAGGGGTCGTTCAAGACCATCGACATCACGGACGGCGTGAAGGCCGTCGTCGGGCGGCTCAAGGGCGAGAAGTCCACGACCGTCCAGTCCCTCATCTTCGACAAGGAGAAGTTCAAGACCGAGGCGGAGGTCCGGAAGTGGGTCGAGGACCACGACTACAAGGTCATGGCCGCCGTCCAGCGGGCCTGCCGGGGGATAAGCCTCATGATCGTGGACCTCGCCGCCTACCGGACGGAGCTCCAGGAGGACGTGGCGACCCAGGTAGAGGAGCGGACCGGCTGCTGGATCGAGGCCCACAAGGTGGGGAAGTGGCAGCACGAGTTCTACGGGGAGGTCGTGGGCTCGCTCAAGATGTTCCGCGCCATGATCAAGAACTGGAAGGACAACGTCCTGGGCTGCAAGCCCGTGATCGACTACCAGCACTCGACGGGCAACCCCTTCCTCGCTCCAGAGGACGCCGGGAAGGCTGCCGGCTGGGTGGAGAACATGAAGATCGAGGGCGATTCGCTCATGGAGTTCATCGAGTGGACGCCGAAGGCCCGGGAGTACATCCGCGCCGGGGAGTTCAAGTACTTCTCCCCGACCTACATCGAGAACTACATCAACCCCGCGGACGGGGAGGACGTCGGGCCGGTCATGCTCGGCGGGGCGCTGACCAACACGCCCTTCCTCCCCCTCAACGAGGGGGGCATCGTATTGTCCGCCGCGCCTTACCTGGGGGCGCGGCGCGACCAGAAGACGGACCCGCCAGTTCGGACCGGCGACCAGGCAGTGGACAAACCCAAAGGAGGGAAAGCCATGTTCAAATTCTACGAAGACCTGGGGAAGGAGCTGGAGAAGATCCAGTCCGAGGACCAGGCCCTGGCGTTCGCCGCGGAGTTCCTCTCCAAGGCGACGCGCAAGGAGCCCACGGAGGCCGAGAGGGCGCAGGCCGCGCAGCTCGTCGAGATGTCCCGGAAGGTCAGGGGCATGGAGGACGACGCGCTGGTGAAGGCCCTCAGCGCCGCGAGCAAGGAGGGGCGGCTGATCCCGCCCGCCGCGATCGAGCTCGCCAAGAAGGTGATCGCGGCCGAGAAGCTGGACGGGGAGATCGCGCTCTCCGCGACCGAGAAGGCCGCCAACGTCAGGGAGGCCATCGTGAAGATCCTGGCGGCGATCCGCGACACCGGGCTGGTCCAGACGGGCCAGGCGGCCGGGGCGGAGAGCACCGAGGGCAAGCCCGCCTCGGGCCAGGACGACGGGAAGACCCTGCTCCTGGCCAACATCGTCGTGACCCCCGAGATGCGGCTCGAGATCGAGAACCGGCTGCTGGGCGTGCCGGGATCCGCAAACCGGAGGGATATGGACCGCAAGAAGGCGACCATCACGGACGAGGACATTCGGAAGTCCGTGGCGGTCGAGCGGGCCATGGCGCAGTTCAACCTCAAGCGCCAGGAGGCCTACCGGAAGGTCCTCCTGGTCAACGCGTAAGGAGGAGATCCATGGAAGACGCATTGCACCTGTCCTTCGTGTGGGAGGACGCGACGCAGGGGGTCCCCTACACCATCGTCAAGATCGGGGCCGCAGGCGGCGGGGCCGACCTGTCCGAGGCGGGAACCATGGGGAACGGCACCCTCGGGATCCTGCAGAACGCCCCCCTGACGGGGGAGATGGCCGACGTGATCGTATGGGGTCGGTCGAGGCTCAAGGCCGGGGGCGTGATCGGGCTCAAGGCCCGGGTCACGGCCACCACGGCCGGCGTTGGAATCGCCACGACCACGACGACCGAGGAGATCGCCGCAGTGGCGGCCTTCGAGGCGTCGACGGCGGCCAACGACATCATCTGGGTCTGGGTCCCCGGTCCCGGGGTCGCCTACCCGTGACGATGATGAGATAAGGAGAAACCAACCATGGCAGACTTAATCGGATTGAAGATCAGCCCGCTCTACACCGACATGAGCATCGGGTACGCGCTCGACCAGACCCGTCTGATCGCGCTCAAGGTCCTGAAGCCCGTGACGGTGGCGCAACGCAGCGGGAAATGGCTCTCCTGGGGGCGCGAGAACATGCTCCGCATCAACACCAAGAGGGCCCCGGGAACCATCGCGCAGCAGCGCGGCCAGTCCGTCTCGGCGACCTCGTACTTCTGCGAGGAGTACGCCTTCCGCGACCGGGTCCTCTGGGCGGACATCGAGGAGATCCCCGGCGTGGACCCGAAGGCCGCGTCCACCCTCTACACCACCGAGAAGGTCCTCCTGGATCTCGAGTACGTCGTGGCGACCCTCCTGTTCACCTCGAGCAACTACGCCACGGGGTACTCGACGACCCTCTCCGGGACCTCCCAGTGGAGCGACCGGACCTCGGGCATCAGCGATCCGCTCTCGGATTGCAACACCGCCCGCCAGACCGTGCGGCAGACCATCGGCCGCAAGCCGAACACCTGCGTCATCGGGGACACGGCGTACCAAAGCCTCCGGCTCCATCCGGACATCAAGAAGCTCTCGAACTACGTCGTCGCGGGGCCCGTGCCCGATTCCCTCATGCCCGCGATCCTCGAGGTGGAGCAGATCCTCATCGGCGAGACGTCCTACAACACCGCGAAGCAGGGGGCGACCGAGGTCATGGCGGACCTCTGGACCGACGCCTGCGTGTTCGGCTGGGTCCCGAGGGGCGAGCCGGCCAAGGGCGAGCCCTGCATCGGGGTGACTTTCCGCCAGAAAGACTTCTACGTCCGCGAGTACGATTCGGAGGCCGAGAAGGCCACCTACGTCGAGGCGGAAACCGTCGTGGACCCGAACGTGACCGCGCTGGACTCGTCCAGCAAGATCATGGGCGCGTACGGGATCTTCGACGTCAACGCGTAACCTAACCGCGAGGGGGCGGGGCCTTCTCCCCGCCCCCCGCCAAGAGGGAGGAATGAAGATTTGAAAAGACTCGTGATGATCGCGGTGCTCTCCGCGGTCCTGCTCGCGCCCGCCATCGCGGACCGGCAGAACATCAACCCGAACTTCTTCGGCCAGGGGTTCGCCGTGGTCCCCTACTGCGTCACCGTGAACGTGGTCAACCGCTCGGGCGGGACCCTGAACATGGGCGACGTCGTGGTGTGGAAGCTCGACTCGATCTCCGTCCTCGGGACGGGGAGCTCGGGGGCCCACACGCAGGGGGCGGACTCGATCTACTACCCGAACCAGACGGCCGACTCCGCCCTGGGATCCATGCATGGGACCTTCTGCGTCACGCTCGAGGTCCACGGCACGCCCTCGACCGATAAGGCGTACATCTTCGGCAAGGGCAAGACCCAGACCAACATCACGCCCTGGCAGAGCACGGGCTGGACGAATCCGCTGAAATGCACCCTCGCCATGACGGGCGGGGCGGATTCGGTCTACAGGTGGAAGGGGAGATATACCAGGATCGACTCGGTATTGCTCTCGTCCGCGGCCTGGGACTCCTGCAGGGTGAGGGCCTACGAGCTGTTCGCGGTCACGACCACGGCCACGGCCTCGTCCAAGAACGTGGCGGGCGTCGTCAAGGACGCCTCGATCGTGGCCAACGCCTGGGGAAAAATCGTCGTCTGGGGGTATGCCTACGTCAAGGTGGCGCCCCTGAAGGCGGCGCTGCCGGCCGGGACGTTCCTGGAGACGGGAGGGACGGCGAAATACGCCCGGGCCACCGCGACGGCCGTCGTAGGCACGGGATTCGGCAAGACGTGCGAGGCGACTGCGGCGGGGCTGGGGAACTCCTACGTCCTCGCCTTCATCTGCCCGGCGTACTAACTTTAACGTGGCGGGATCCTCTCGGGGGAGAGGGCTTAACTGGGAACGGTGCAGCAAGTCCATCACCCCCGAGGGGCCCGCAGCGAACCTAAAACCAAAGAGAGGAGATCATGCCAAGATACAAGATCGCGCCGACCGAGACCGTGAAGCACGACGGGATCGTGTACACGGAGGGGGAGATCATCGAGCTCACCGAGGCCCAGGCCAAGGCGCTGCTCGAGTCGAAGACGGTCCTGAAGGTCGGGGGCAAGAAGGCGGAAGCCCCGAAGCCCCCGAAGAAGAAGGCCCCCAAGAAGGCGAAGAGGGGCCCGAAGGCCGAGATCCCGCCCGGCGCGGCGGTCAAGGAATGACGGCCCATGACGCAGGGAGGGCCCGCCCCTTTGGGCCCTCCCTGACGGGATAGGAGGCCCATGTCAATTTACCTGTACGCGCGGCCCGCGGAGCTCGAGATCGCCCTCATGGTCAAGCAGGGCGAGGTGAAGGGCGGGACGGACGACAAGGTCCAGTTCCTGAAGGACTCGGGGACGTCCTCGAGCGTCGGGACGGGCTACCTCGAGCAGACCGGGAAGACCTGGACCGTGGACGACTATGTGGGG